TTGTTTTGTTTTACTATTATAAAACTAAAAAAATATAATTTCAATTTTATAATTTATTTTGATTTATTTATAATTGTATTTATGATTGCATTTATATAATGGATTCATAAATTTTTTCATTTATTGAAGTTGAATATAATGTAGTATCATCTAAAGGATCACGCTCTTTGAAACTACTAAACCAACATGTTTTTTTATATTCCATATTCAAGTGCATGTTGCGTTCAATTATAATGATATACCACTTTTCAGCATATCCTATAAATTTTCTTTTATTATTATAGCTTTCGTCATAAGTATTTTCACTAATTTTTATATTTAACGAAATAATCACATTAAATGTTTTATCTATTTTATTACGGTAAAAACTTGTGATTATTTCATAATGTTGTGTTTTATATAACAAAATATTCATTTTATCAAGAAATTTCTTATTTAATTGTGTCATTAATTTACCATTTCTCATTTTAAATTGTCCTGTAAATTCGGTAATAATTAAAATTTTAATATCATCTGGTAATCTGGTGAATAGTTCCATTGTTATATTTTGTTGAAATTATTTATAACTAATAAATGATTTCAATTTTGATTAATATTTACATTTTTTATTTTGATATCATTTTATTTTATGAAAATTTTATTATTCTAAATAATAGTATAATAATAATCATTTACAATTGTTTTATTTTTAATATATCTACTCATTTTAGCAGCACAAACTCCTTCTATTTCTGCGGCCTTAGCTATCGTGTCCCAACTTGATAATAATTCATTAGTTTCTTTTTCTCTCTTATAAACCTTTTTACCAGTTGACGACGTGATTTTTTGTTTCTGAACGTATGGCTGTTTTAGAGAAATTCCATAATAACCTTCATTAGATTCACCGTCTAGCCAAACAGTTGCCTTCAATGTATAAGGCAATTCATTTAAGTAATTTTTTAGTTCTTTCATGTCATTATCAGTTAATTCTTTATTAACATTTACTTTCCATTTTTGATATTCTTTTACTAATGTTGAATTTAATATCTTTCCACAATCTGAAAATTCGCATGCATGAAAAATAAAATTTTCAACATTAGAATTATTGCCAGTTTTTTTATATTCAACTGATTTTAATTTAATACCAATATATCCGTGATTTCCATCAATGCGTTTTGGTTTAAATCTTGTATCTAAATAATTTTTGAGAGCGTGAAATGTTTCTTTAGTCGGTTTAACTTTACTCCATAAGCGATATCTTCCTTCTAAATTTACCGAAATTTCTTGTACATCTGGTCTAACAATGCAAATTTCATTTACGAAATCATTAAACTTTTTATTAACTTCGTCTTCAGGTAGCAAGACATTTTGATAAACTGATGTTTCATTTAATTTAATGGTATTTAATATTTTTTGTTGGCTATCTAGTTTTTCTCTCAATTCACTCAGAGTAACCATCTGCTCTAAGTTATTTTTTTCAAGAAATTTTAATTTATCATTTAATAACTTGTTTTCAATTAATAATTCCTCATTTTGTTTTGTAAGTTTATTGAAATTTTCAATATTATATATTTTGGATTGTATGATATCTTTTATAATTTTTGTTAATTTATCAATACTAAATTTATCATTATAAACAATAATTTCAGTTTTATTTTTTTCATTAACTTTAATTGTTCTTAATTGTGGTTTAATTTTTGGATGTGATTTAATGAGATTTTCAATTTCAACTTTATTCTGAACTCTGAAAGCATTTTTTAAAGTAAAATTGTCATAATGTTTATGATGATAAGATACTCTATTTGATAGATCGTTTGTATGACCGAATTTAATTAATTTCTCTCCATTATCATTAGTATTATCAATTGTTCCAAAATAAATGCATTCAGTATTTACTGGAAATTGACTAATCAAAGCTTGTTCTACTTCTTTTTGTTTTTCATTAATAATATTTTCAATAACATTATCTTTATTTTGTAATTGTAATTTTAATTCATTACATTCTTCGTTAATTGTTTCTTGTAAAATTTGTTCTAATTTCATATAATAATTATGAATTTCATCTGCCTTTTTTGTCCCTGCTTTTAAACAAAATTTTTTAAAGGTGCTGATATTTAATACAATTTTTTTAATATTATGACCTCCTCTTCCTTTTTTTTGCTCACTTTCAAGAGTGAGCAAACATTTATAATCTTTGTCAATGATAAAATTTTTTTCTAATAATTCTTTTGCTCTTTGTTTTTGACAAAAATCAAGCCATTTCCATACATTATCTAAATCAATAACAAAATCATTAATAGGGTCACAATTCAAATAGCAATAAAAACTTGATAAAAACAATTGTTGTTCGAAATCTGTAAAATTTTCTTTAATTTTTGACAATAATTTAATATTATAATCGCTTGATAACTTAGTTATCGGGTTATCTTCAATCAATTTAACGATGTCTAGTTGCTCCATCTAGTTATATAGTAATAATGTTTTAGTCTTTAAGTTGTTATTTGTATAAATGATTTTGTTTTTAAAAGTAAAATCAAAATGAATTATTTCACCTAATGTCAGCGAGAAAAACAAATTTACACTATTTACCAAGCAGATTTTCTTACGTTAATTTTTGGCCCTTGACCTCTCTTTTTGACTTTATTTGGGTCATAAACGTCTTCTTCTTCATCCGAGTTCATATCTTTAGAAATTTCCCAGAATTCTTTAGAGCCTAATTTGAAATCAGGTCTAGATTCAGCCTTATACCAAAAGATTTGGTCTTGTAATTTGTTAGATTTTGCGTTGTTATTGATAACTAGACACTCGTAGTTCTCAGTGCACTGGTCCATTACTTGACAGAAGCTTTCAAATGTAGGGAACATACCAGCATAATTTTCATAAATTCGCTTGCGATTTGCCAAATATGGTTCTCTCAAAATGAACACGTAATCAATGTTAGTTCTTAAGTTAGGAGGCACACCTAACGGATATTGCATTGTGATGATTAACATTATCTTCCAATGACGCCCATTCATAAAAAGTAATCGCATCATTTTATCTTTAGTCCATGTGTTATCATATAAGCAATCATCTAAAATAACAAATGCTCTTGGGTCAATATTAGAACGCTTATAATTTTCCATTTCTTTTTTCACTTGTTTTAAAACTAATTTCTGCCTCTTTAGAATATTTTCAATAATAGCAGTATTATATTCATCATGAATGAATAATTTTGGAACATGAGAACTATAAAATCCGTTTCCTGCTTCTGTCCCTGAAATAACCGTTCCAATTGGTACATCTTGATGAAAATAAAGCAAATCTCTTACGAGGTAAGATTTTCCTGTATCACGTCGTCCAATCAAAACAACAACGGGTCCTTTATTTTCATCAGGTCTAAAACTAATATGACGCATGTCCCATTTTTTAAGTTCTAATGCCATTAATATTACTAAACATTAAGAAAAATATGTAATTTTAAATACGCGAATTTTAGTTTAAAACTATTATTATTTTTATATTAAATAAATAAATGGTTTTTGAAATTAATTACCAAAAGAATAATAATGAAACTCTTTTTAATAGTTTAGAGAAATTTTTAAAGTTAGAAAACCCTCAAAATTATATTCCAATTTATAATAAATATTTTCAATTAAATGAGACAAATTATAATAATATTAATTTAAATAACAATTTCTCTCTAAATGAAATAATTGAAGAACTGTCAGATAGTAATTCTTTTAAATGTTCTTTAAAAAATTTAAAAGATGAGACAATTTCTTTTAAGAATGTATTTTTTAAATTTAGTCCTTTATTGGATCCAGTCAAATATATGATAGGCAAATATGATACGAGCGATGAAAATTTATTAAATATTCCTGATTTTATGAATAAAAAAGGCCATGCAAAAGTGCTTGACAATAATAATGCGGCTTATGTAGATGGTTTTTTTACTTATTTGACAAGTCAAATGTTAAATCATCATGGTTTTATAAATGGATTGGATTATTATGGTTCTTTTTTAGGAATGAAAAATAATTTTTTAGTTAATGTGTATGACGATTTGGAATACTTATATGATTCAGAGTTTTTTAATACACATAAAAATGAATTATTTAAAATTGATAGTGAATATCAAAATGATTTATTGAATTTTGACAGTAAAAAAAATAAAAAAAGATTAGTTATAAAAAATGATGAAAAAGATGGTAATAATGAAAACAATGCAAATGGTGAAAATGTTTCAAACAATAATATATTAACACTTGATGACATTGAAAGTTTAGATGATATAAATACTTTATTTCATGTTTCTAAAGATCAAAATGAAGATTTAATGGTTGTAGAAGAAAGTGATTTACTATTTGAAAATGAAGTAAGTATGTCTAAAATTAATAGCAAAGTTGATACAAAGGGTAGTAATAGTACTTGTTCATCTAGGACATCAAACACTGATGGCAATTCTCTCGACGATGAAAATGGAAAAGAAGATAGTGACAATGAAGATGATGAAGATGATGAAGATGATGAAGATGATGAAGATGATGAAGATGAAGAAGGCGAAAACGTTTCAGAATGTTCTACTGCTTCTGAAGATGTAATAAATGCAATAATTAATAAATTTCCAGTAAATGTTATTTGTTTGG